GCGGACGCCACGATCCTCCGCGGCCAGGTCGGCAAGATCGGCAACATGCCGGTCATCGTCTCCGACCGCGCCACGGCCGTGGCCGACGTGGACCCGGGCGCGGGCACGGTCGCGGGCTACAACGCCCTCCTGATCCGCAAGGGAGCGCTGGCGCTCAAGTACAAGCGCCGCCCCATCGTGGAGACGGACCGCGACATCCTCAAGCGGACGAACCTCATCACCACGAATGTTCACTACGCCGTCAAGCGCGTGGACGACCGTGGTGTGGTCATCATCCCGACCAACGGCGTGGTGCCGACGCCGCAGGCGGCCTGACCGTGGGCATTGGCACCCTTCGGCGCTACCACGAGGACTCCCGGGTGGCGGGCCTGACACCCGCCCCCCAGGGGTCCGAGGATGAGCCGCAGGAGCAGATCGACGCCCGCACCGAGGAGGAGCAGCGCCAGGAGGCGGCCGAGGCTGGCAAGGTCCGCGAGTTCGAGGCCAAGCTGGCCCTGAACGCCGCTGTGGCCGAGTTCGAGGAGGTCGAGCGCGCCCGCGAGGAGCGCGACAGCCGCGAGAACGCCAAGGCCATCCTGGCGGCCGCTCAGGCCGTCGTGGAGGCCGACGAGGCGGTGGCCGCCGCCATCGCTGAGGACGACGCCGACCGGCAGCGCGTGGCCGAGGAGGCCCAGCGCAAGGCCGACGAGGAGGCAGAGGCCCAGGCCAACGCCGCCGCCAAGGCCGACGCCGCAGCCAACCCCGCAGGCGCACCTGAGGGTGCGAACGCGGACGGCACGGCACCCCCGCAGGACACCAAGCACGGTGAGTACGAGCGCCCCGCGGCGACCGGCAGCACTGATGCATGGGTGAAGTACGCCCAGGCCGACCCGAACGGGTCGCGTGTGGCCGACCTCACCCCGCGCTCGGGCCTGCGCGACGAGATCGCCCAGGCGTACCTCGGGAAGTGACCCCAGACCCACGGGCGGGACGGTGCATGTTCACCGTCCCGCCCGTGGCGTATCCAGGAGATGATGGAACGCATGACCCCCTACGCCGACGCCGCCGAGCTGGCGCGCTACATGGACCCGGACAACCCCACCCCTGCGGTGCCGCCGCTGGCCACCGTGCTCCTGCGCTCGGCGCAGCAGCTCGTGCTCGATGCCACCGCGGGCGCGGTGTACAACACCGACGCGAACGAGCACGCCACCGACGTGCCCACGCACGACGCCATCCGGGACGCCATCCTGGAGCAGGCCAGCGCCTGGAGCCTGCACGAGATCGACCCCCGCAAGGGCGCAGGCCAGGCCCCGCGCCAGGTGGCCTCCAAGAGCCTCCTGGGCGGCTCAGTGAGCTACGTGGCCGATCCGGCGCGCGATGGCTACCTGAGCGAGCTGGCGAGCGGCCAGCACCTCACCACGGCCGCGTGGACGATCCTGCGCAACGCGGGCCTGATCTCCAACCGCGTGCGCACGGGCGCAGGGCGGGGCGGTGGCGGCGTCATCGTGGAGCAGGTGCCCTATGACCCGGTGACTGGGGTGCTGGAGCCGTGAGCGCCGCTGAGGATGAGTTCTGGGAGCTGTGGGGCGAATGGGGCAAGGACAGCGAGGGCACGCCCAAGCCGCTGACGGTTCAGCCCTACACCGGGACCGGGCAGAAGGGGCCGACGTTCGGCGCGCCGATCTCCCACCCCGGCCTCCCGCAGATGCCGCAGCGCCGCCTGGTGCGGACCAGTGGCGGAAACGAGGCGCTGAGCAGCACGGCGGTGGCCATGCCCGCGACGATGCGCGCCGACTTCCCGCTGCACTCCCGCGTGACCCTCGCAGACGGCCGGGTGTCCACCGTGCTGACGGTGGCCGATGGTGACGCCTATGGCCTGTTCGGCCTCGTGGTGGTGAACCTGGAATGAGCACCTACTGGAAGGGTCAAGACCAGTTCCAGGCCCGCGTCCAGAAGGCCCGCGAGGCCAAGAACGCGGGGGCCGTGGAGGGCATGCAGCTCGCGGGCCTGAACGCGCTTAACGTGTCGAATCAGCAGGTCCCGCACGAGGATGGCGACCTGGAGCGCGACGGCGCGGTGAGCACCGAGGCTACCCGCACGGGCGCGCGTACCGCGCTCGCCTATGGCCGGAAGGCCGACACCAAGGACTATGCCGTGCGTCAGCACGAGGACATGAGCCTGCATCACGACAGCGGGCGCAACGCCAAGTTCCTGGAGAACGCGCTGAACAGCACCCGCGCCCAGTCGCTGGAGATCGCGGGCGAGGCCGTCAAGAGAAAGATGGGGACCTGACCATGGCTGAATCGTTCGAGATGGACACCCTCCTGGGGTTCGCCAACGTCGCCGCCGACAACCCCGAGGCCGAGGTGCCCCTGTGGTCCGAGTACGGACCTGACAACACCCCGAACCCTCCGCAGCCCGATGGCACCGTGCCCATCTTCATCGACCGCTGGCCCGAGGAGCCGGACGAGTGCGTGACCATCACCGATTACACCGTGAGCGACGACCCGAGCCTGTCGGACTCGGTGATCGGCGTGCAGGTCACGATCCGCTCGGGCGACCTGGAGCGGGTGAAGGGCATCAGCTCGGACCTGTTCGCCCTGTTCCACGGGCGCTGGCGCGGTATGCTGGGCCGCGTCACGTTGGTATCTGCTCGGCGCGCGTCGGGAACGAACACAGGGCAGGACTCAAGCGACCGGCAGGGCCGGACTGAGAACTACTACCTAACCGTGCATCGCCCATCGACACACCGACAGTAGAGAGGCTGACCAGTATGGCCCTTCCCAACCGCACCCAGCTGGGTGCATCCACCACCAACCGCAAGTGGGGCCTGGACGTTCAGGACCCCGCAGCGCCCGGCGTCTGGGTGCCCGCCATGGGCCTCCAGGAGTCCAAGCCCCGCCCGGGTGAGCCGACGACCCAGGACGACAGCGACATGGACGGCGGCGGCTTCAAGTCGCAGACCGTCACCGCCCTGACCTGGGGCTTCGATGGCAAGTTCCTGCGCAAGGTCCAGGGGGCCGTCGCCACGGCCTACGACGCGGGCCAGGAGATCATCCGCAAGGCGGCGCTGAACCTCGGCACGGCCGCGGTGATCAAGTTCCGCTACTACGAGATGGAGCCGGGCGGCCCGCGCGTCGAGGCCTACGAGGGCACGGGCGTCCCCACCTGGACCCCGGACGGCGGCAACATGGAGTCCCTGGACACCGTGGCATTCTCGATCACCGGCCGCGGTGCTCGCAACGCCATCGCCCACCCCGACAGCACGGCGGTCAAGGCCGCCATCGCATCGGTGCTCCCGAGCGGCGCGGCGGCCGGTGCCACCGTCGCCATCGAGGGGTCGGGCTTTACCGGCATCACGGGCGTGACCGGCGTCAAGTTCGGCACCGTGAACGCCACGAGCTACAACGTGCTGTCCGATGGCACGATCCTGGCCGTGGTCCCCGCGGGTGCGGCCGGTGCGGTGCAGGTCACGGTCGGCACGGGCGCGCAGCTCTCCGATCCCGTGATCTACACGCGCGGCGCGTAGTTCACCGCTACACTAAGGGGGCGGCATCCATCCGGGTGTCGCCCCCTTGGCGTTGGAAAGGCGCACGATGACCGACGAACAGCAGCACTACGGCGAGCCGCAGCCCGAGGAGGGACTGGATAGCCTCTGGTCGTTCCTGGAGGACGATGCGATCCACATTCCCATCCCGATCCCCAGCAGGGCGCACCCCGAGGGCAAGCGCTACTCGGTGCCCTCCCCCGACGCCGAGACGGGCCTGCGCCTGACCGCGCTGGCCGACATCGCCCGCAAGCGGCAGCAGGGCGTGAAGGTGTCCGAGCGCGACGTGGCGCGCCTGCACCTGAACGACGAGGAAGAACGCGAGTTCGCCCAGCAGGTCATGGGGTCGTGCTACGACGAGATGCTGGCCGATGGCGTCAAGTGGGTCACCATCCAGAAGGTGATGAACTACGCGTACATCTACTTCGCCATGGGCAAGGACGTGGCCGACAAGGCGGCCCGGGAAGGCCTGTTCACCGGGGGAAAAGTACGACTCCCGGCGAATCGCCGGGAGCGCCGGGCCATGGGGCAGCGGTAGAAGACGACCCCGACAACCCGCGGGACCCGGTGACGGGTCTGCGGCGGTTCGAGGATGCGCCCGCGTCCAAGCCGGGCGGCATCGGGGGGGAGAACTGGCCGACGTTCATACGGCACTGGGGCAAGATCGAGCTGGACTTTCAGGAGGTCTACGGGATCGACCTGGGAGCGCCGGACCTCATGCGCTCGCGGTCATGGCGCTGGCTGTCGCTGCGGGTCATTGGGCTACTATCGGTTGATAGAGGGCCGTTCGGTACTGGCGGCTCACGGCTCCAGCGGGCACTGCGGCCGGTCAAGATCGAGACGCCCCAGAAGGGGGCCAAGCCGTAGGAGGCCGCACCCGCATGTCCCTGGACCTCGGCACCCTGGTTGGGTATCTGGAGCTGGATGGCGAGAAGTTCGATTCCGTCATCGACAAGATGCCCGACAAGATCAAGGGCAGCGGCGCGATCATGGGCGTGGCGGCGGCGGGCGTCGCCACGCTCGTGGGCGCGGCCCTGACGGACGGCCTCCTGACCGCGGTGGACGCTGAGGCGGCAGCGGACAAGGTGGCCGCCAACCTCAGCCTGACCGAGGCCGAGAGCGCCCGCATCGGCGGCGTGGCCGGGCGGCTGTACGCCGATGCCTACGGCGACAGCATCGAGGGTGTCAACGAGGCCGTGGAGTCGGTGATCTCGTCCTTCGACGGGATGCGCAACGCGAGCGCCGAGACGGTGGAGCAGACCACGGCCAAGCTCCTGGACCTCCAGACGGCCATGGGCATCGACGTGGCGCGCTCTGCGCAGGTCGCGGGCCAGGCGGTCAAGAACGGCCTGGCGGCCGACGCGGGCGCAGCCATCGACCTCCTCGTGGGCAACCTCCAGCGCGTCCCGGCGTCGGTGCGTGAGGACCTCCTGGATGCCGTGGACGAGTACGGCCCGATCCTGGCCAACATGGGGTACAGCGGCGAGGAGGCCTTCGGCATGCTCGCCGCCGCTGCGGACAAGGGCATGTACGGGATCGACAAGACCGGCGACGCGCTCAAGGAGCTGAGCATCCGCGCCACCGACATGTCCACCGCCTCGGTGGACGCCTACAACGCCGCGGGCCTGAACGCCGAGGAGATGGCGGCCAAGATGGCGGCCGGTGGGGACCAGGCGCGCGAGGCCACCAACCAGATCATCCAGGGCCTGCTCGGCATCCAGGACCCCGTGGCCCAGAGCAACGCCGCCATCGCGCTATTCGGCACCCCGCTGGAGGACCTGGGCACGCAGGATATCCCCCGATTCCTGGACTCCCTCGGCCAGGTGCAGGACGGCTTCGGGGAGACGGCTGGCGCGGCCGAGAAGATGGGCGACACCCTGAACGGCAACGCCAAGACGGGGTGGACCCAGCTCAGCCGCACCTGGGACTCCATCGTGGGCCAGCTCGGCAGCGCGCTCCTGCCGGTCCTTACCGCGGTGATCGACTTCCTGAACGAAAATCCCGCGGTGCTCCAGCTCGTGGCCGCCGCGGTCGGCGTGCTCGCGGCGGCATTCATCGGCCTAACGGCGGCCACCTGGGCGATGAACACCGCCCTGCTGGCCAACCCCATCACCTGGATTGTGCTGGGCATCGTCGCGCTGATCGCGGCCCTGGTGCTCCTGATCTCCAACTGGGACGCCGTGGTGGCGTGGATCAGCGATATCTGGGGCGGCTTCATCGGCTGGTTCGAGGGCGTCATGGACGGGTTTCTGTCCTGGTGGGATGGCCTGTGGTCCGGCCTCATGTCCGGCATCCAGGCGGGCTGGGAGGCCGTGGTGGCCTGGTTCGAGGGCATCCCCGGCGCGGTGCTCGCGTTCTTCGCTGGCGTAGGCGAGTGGCTACTGGGCGTCGGGCAGATGCTCCTGGAGGGTCTGGCCACCGGCCTGGCCATGGGCATCGTGGCGATCCACTATTTCTTTACCCAGTTCCCCACCGACGTGCTCAACTTCCTGGTGGGCGTGGGGCAGTGGCTCGTGCAGGCGGGCATCGACCTCCTCACCGGCCTGTGGAACGGCATCACGACCGGATATAACGCGGTGGTGGCGTGGTTCCAGGCGCTCCCCGGCAACATTCTGGCCTTCCTGGTCGCGGCCGGTCAGTGGCTCCTCACCACGGGCATTAGCCTCCTCCAGGGCCTGCTGTCCGGCATCACCAACGGGTGGAATGCCGTGGTGGCGTGGTTCGGCGCGCTCCCCGGTCGCGTGGTGGCCTTCCTGGCCTCCGCGGGGTCCTGGCTCCTGTCCAGCGGCATCAGCCTGGTGTCCGGCATCGGTCAGGGCATCACGAACGGCTGGAACGCCGTGGCGTCGTGGTTCCGCGGTCTGCCCGGCACCATCATGGGATTCTTCGCCGGGGCTGGCAAATGGCTCTGGGACACCGGCCGGAACCTCGTGGACGGCCTCCTGGGCGGCATCCGCAGCCTCGGCGGCACCATCGGGCGGTTCTTCCTGGACCTCCTGCCGAGCTGGATTGTGGGGCCGTTCAAGGCCGCGCTGGGCATCCACTCGCCCTCTCGTGTCTTCCGCGAGTTCGGCCGCAACATCGTGCAGGGCATCCCGCTGGGTGCCGACGACGAGCAGGCGGCCCTGGATCGGCGTATGCGCGAGCTTGTGAGCGTCCCAGACGGCTCCATGGGGTCTGGGGCCACCTCGGCCATTCTGAGCGCTCAGAGCGCCGAGCAGAGCGTGCTGCGGGTGTCCCTGGATGGCGCGCGCCTCCTCATGGAGGTAGATGGCCGTGAGATCGTGGGTATCATCCGGGATGAGATCGACGAGGACCGCGAGAATCGACGCGCGGAGCTGGTCAATGGAGTGGGAGGGGTGATGCCCGCGTGAGCAGCGCTGTCTACAGCTCGAATGCGCCCCGTGCGCTGGTGACGTTCACTGACGTACTGGCCGCCGCCGAGCGCATCACGATCTATCGAACCGCGGACGCCCGCACCGAGGAGGTGCGCGGCGGCGTGGACATCTCCGCAGAAACGCCGTTCGTCATGGACTACGAGGTGGCCATCGGCGTGACCAACTCCTGGCGCGCGCAGATGTTCGCCGCGGACGGCACCGACCTGGGGTACACCGCTCAGGTGACCCTGGCCGTGCCCGCCACCGAGGGCATGTGGCTCCAGCAGCCCCTGGCTCCCGAAACGGCCATCCGGGTGCGCGTGTCCATCGGGTCCGGCGACAGCATCCGCCGCCCGTCGCCCGGCGAAATCCTGTACCCCGAGGGGGCGAGCGTGGGGCGCATGATCGGCGGCCAGCGCCGGGGCGTCACGGGCATGAGCCTGACCCTGTTCGCGGAGTACGCGGACCTCGGCCGGATTGATGACATGTTCGGCGGGTACGCCCGCGACTATCCCAGCATCCTCCTGCTGCGCACGCCGCCGCCGTGGCGGCTCCCGCGCGTGTTCTTCATGGGCGTGCCCGACCCGGAGGAGTTCCGGGAAGGCATGTACGCGCTGTCCGGGTTCAAGATGTCGGCCACCGAGGTGGCCCCGCCGCACCCGGGCCTCGTGCAGGCGCTCCTGCGCCGGAAGGACATCGACGCGGCGTATTCGACTCGCGCGGCTCGCGCTGCGGCATACTCCACCCGGCTGGAGCGGGATTCGGACTACTCGCTGGCGGGGTTCGCCGGATGAGGACCCACACGCAGCAGCTACGTCAGGTGCTCGCACGGGGTGGGTTCGATTCCCGCTGGGTCTGCGATGTGTTCTACGACGGCGTGCGCCAGATGCAGGACGTGGACCTGGAAGATGTCAAGTTCACCGAGGACGGCACCGCCAAGGTGCAGCAGTCGGGCAGCCTGGAGATCATCTACCAGGGCAGCCATGGCGACTCCATCGCGCCTCGCGGCGTTGAGGATATCCTCAGCCCCTTCGGCACCGCGCTGGCGCTGTACATGCTCATCAGCGACGGCCCGCAGTTCGAGGCCCGCGTGCCCATGGGAACGTTCGTCGTGTCGGACACCCCCACTATCGAGTCGGTGCGCTGGACGTTCCGAGGCAACAGCCTGACGCGCGGTGACCGCATCGTGGTGTCGTTCAAGGACCCCTTCTACAAGGTGCTGCGCAACCGCTTCGACGTGCCCGGCGTCACGCCCTCCCTGTCCTCCACCTATGCCGAGATTCAGCGTCTGACCCGGCTGACCGTGACCCGCGCCCTGGAGGTGCCGGACAAGCCGATCCCGCGCGCGCTCGTCTACGAGGAGGACCGGCTGGATGCGGTCTACGAGCTGGCCAAGGCCGTGGACGCGATCCCCTACATGCGCGCCGATGGCTCGCTGTCGCTGCGGCCCAACGCCTGGGGCGCTCCCGTGGACACCATCAGCGCCGCGAACGCCAACCCCGAGCGCCGCGAGATCACCCCCGAGGATCGCACGGGGTGGACCGAACGCGCCCGCAACCACTTCACGCACCCCTCATTCGAGCTACCCGGGCCGCCCGTGGAGGTGCGCCGCAACCGATTCAAGCAGCCCATTCCGGCAACCGCAGCGATGTACGTCGGTTCTCGCGCCAATGTCACCTTCGCCACCGACCCGGCTGGCAACTACGCCCGCGCGACCACCGTGGACACCTCGGGCGCGGTCTACTACAACCTGACCGCAGTGGCGAACCGTGTGCCAGCCACACCGGGCGAGCAGGTCCAGTACCGGATGCAGGTCCGCAATGGCGCAGGCTCGGGGGGTGCATACCTCCGAATGTTCGCGCTGGACTCGGCTGGCAACTACATCGGGGCCGTTGGTGCGGACAGCCCCCTGTACACCGGGGCGGGCTGGGGTGATATCGAGATCACCCGCACGGCCCCCGCTGGGGCCGCATCTGTGGGCGTCTATGTTCTCATGGCGAGCGGCCAGCCGATGGGGGCCACTCTCGATCTGCGCAAGGTGTACGCGGGCACGCCGACGCCGTACTACTTCGATGGGTCAGCGTCCCCCGACATCGACCTGACCGCCTCGTGGGTCGGCACCGTGAACGCCTCAGAGTCGATCCTTACGGGCATCACCGTGGCGGGCGTTGTCGCCTCGGGGTGTCTAGCGATCCGGTCCACCCAGTGGGTGAAGTCGGGCCAGTATTCGCTGCGCCTCATCCCCACCAATGCCAGCAGCAACGTGACGTATGCCTATCTCGCCGTCCCCGCCGCGCTCACCGCAAGCGGGACGGCCCTCGTGACCTTCCGACAGGAGGGTGCGCTGACCGGCACCCTCTGGGCGCAGCGCGGACGCCCCTACACGGTGGCACCGATGACCCAGCCTGCACAGGCTCCGAACGCCGAGGGCGAGACGGAACTTCGCTGGTCCTGGACCGGCCTCACGAGCACCACCCTGGCCCTGCCGCACGGCGGCATGGCTGGATCGGGCGATGTCTGGTACGACGCGCTCATGCTCGCGCAGGGCGTCTACAGCGGCCCGTACCGCGACGGCTCGCAGAATCCGGGCGGGGGCCTGGAGCGCACCCGCTGGCTGGGCACGCCGGATGCCTCGGTGTCGGTCTACGAGACGCGCGAGATCGTGCCCGCGGTGTACGCGCCGACGCCGCCCCAGCAGGGCACCCTGATCCGCGTAAAGCGGGGCATGACCGCCGAGGGTGTCTATAACCGCGTCGTCGTGCGTGCGTCCGGCCAGCAGGCGGGCGTGCTCGCTGCGGGCGAGATTGACGACGGTCCCCTGCGGGCGTCGAACACGGGCGGCCTGGATTCCCCGTTCGGCCGCGTCCCGTACTTTCTCAGCTCGCAGTACGTCACCACCGCGGTGCAGGCCGAGGCCGAGGTGCGCAAGTGGCTCCCCCGCGTGTCGCGCCCGCAGGCCGTCGTGCTGGACATCGAGGAGATCGTGAACCCCCTGCGAGAGGTCGGTGACGTGGTGATGATCAAGCGCCTGGGCGAGGAGTTCCCTGGCAGAGTAGTGAAGGTGCAGCGATCCAAGGCCAAGACCCAGACGACCAGCGTCCTGGTGGTGCCAAGTGGTGCTTAGCTCTGACGCCTCGGTGATCCTGGAGAAGATCAACGCCAAGAGCCGAGTGACCCCCCTGGCGGGCACGTTCGTGAGCTACGACGTGGACGGCGTTGTGGTGGACGTGGGCGACGGCCGCATGGCGGCGGCGCTCGGCTCGGGGTACCTCCCTGGCCCGGGTGAGTCGGTGCTGGTCTGGTTCGTGGACGGCATCCCCTACGTCATGGGGCCATCCACCCCCCGCCCGCACTCGGGCACGGTCACGGCCGTGGGGTCCGGCCTGGCCACCCTGAGCACGGCGGTGGGGGTCTTCGGACCCATGCCCTACTCGGGCAGCGCCCCCACGGTCGGCCAGGTCATGCGGATCATGTGGCACGGCGGCCCGCTGGCCATCGCCGCCACGCCGCCCGAGGGCACCGCCGCACCGCCCGCACCAGGGGGCGGGCAGGCCGTCTCGCATGTGGACACCTTCGCCGCCATCGAGACGGGGACGTGGAACACGGGCGGCGGCGATGTGGCCGGGTCCAAGCTCAATGCCGAGGTGTGGGCATCGAATACCACGATCGGATTCTGGTTCTACGGGACCAAGATTCCAGACACCATCCCCGCATCGGCCGTCATCCAGCGCGTGCAGCTCTACGTCGCGGCCCGCCAGATTTACGGCGGCAGCCCCGTGTTCACCGTCCACGACAACCCGACCGGCCCCGGCGATTTGCTGGCGGGCGGCACCGCGGTGGCGGTGCGCAACTACGACTGGATCGACCTGCCGGTGGCGATAGGCAACACGCTCAAGCGCGGCGGCGGCGGATTCGGAGTCGGCACCCGGCACGGTGGCTATAACATCTTCAAGAGCCTTGCAGCGGATGGCCAGAGCGGCGCGCTGAGGATCACGAGCACCTACTAGGAGGCGCAATGGCACGCGACAGCAGTGGACCCAAGGGGCAGCCGCGGTACGACGCGCTTGGAGTCCCGGCCGACGCGGCCGACCTGACCGAGCTGGGCGACTACGCCGCGCTGGTGGGGAACCGCAAGGCCCTCACGTCGGCGCAGCGCCAGGCGCTGTCGGGCAGCGACCGCTGGGTGGGCCTGGAGGTCGCGGAAACGGACACCAACCTGACGTATATCTACACCGCCGAGGGGTGGCGGCTCGTCTCCGCGCTGGAGGAGGTGGGGACGTTCAGCTACGGCCAGTACTACAAGAGTTCCCCCCTGTACGCCCCGCTGCGCCTGACGCGCCAGGGGAAGGTCGGCCGCCTCCGCGGCGTCATCACCACCAACCAGGCCGTGAACTTCCCCGGTGGTGCCCTGTTCATCATGGGCACCGTCCCCGCGGGCTGGCGGCCGGTCACCGAGCAAACGCCCTTCGGGCCGATGGTGGCGGCAGGCAGTGGCGCGGTGTCGGGCTGGCACCAGCTCACGGCCACCGGCGAGCTGCAAATCTGGCTCATGGGCACCATCAACTCCCCCGGCGTGAACGGCATTGCCATGAGTGTCGATCTCGAATGGACCATTGCATGAGCATCCCCGACACCGCCGCCCTGGTGGCCATCCTCTCGGCTGAGGGTGCGCCGCCCTACATCGTGCTGGACATCGGCGGCAGTGCCGATCTGGACGGCGACGGCCTCGTGGAGGTATCGCTGGACGACCAGGGTCAGCTCGTGCAGAGGGACGTGTGAGATGGCGTTCACGTACAGCGGCGAGCAGGTCGATCTTGGATTCGGTCGTGGGTGGCTGAACCGTCCGGCAGCCAACTCGATCCGGCGCATAGACCGCCAGATCGGCCACCCCATGCAGATCACCGAGGCGGGGCGCACCTGGGCGCGGCAGAATGAGCACTACCAGCGCTACCTGCGCAACGGCTCGCCCATCGCCCTCAGCCCGAACGCCCCGAGCATCCACCAGAAGGGCGGTGCCATCGACTCGAATGAGGCGCAGCGCATCGTCGCGGTCCTGGAGGAGCACGGCTGGCGGCGCACCGTCTACCGCTGGGTCAAGGGCAAGTGGACCCTGGTGGAACCGTGGCACTTCGAGTATTTCACCCACCTGGACAAGCACCTGAACGACCGACACGACGACGAGGGGAACGACATGAACGCCACACAGGCAGCACAGCTCGATGCGGTATACAAGGCCATCTTCGGGGCCAACAACGGCCCCACCGGGGTGGGCGGCGTGCCCATCGTCTGGCGGAACCTGTACGGCGACGAGCAGAAAAGCGAGCTGGGGATTCTGTCCCTTCTGGCCACGCAGGTCTACCGCTCGAACCCGGACGGCAGCCTGCGCGGCATCTCGCAGCTCCAGGACAACGCCGACACCAACACCATGGTGCGCGAGCTTCTGGGCCGTCCGGCCGCGTCGGTGGACGTGAAGGCCCTGGCCCCCGAGCTGGTCGCGGGCCTCCGCCCCGTGCTGGCGGGTATGATCCAGGGCATGAGTCCCGAGGACCTGGCCGCCGTGGCCAAGGTCGTGAACGACGAGCAGGACCGGCGCGACCGCGAGGGCCGCGAGTCCTGACCCGAGCGACGGCCCCCGAGTGTCTGACGCTCGGGGGCCGTTTCCATGCGCGTATCCTGGTCCTCATGCATCTGCTCCGCGCCATCGCTCGTGCCAGCATCTGGCACCACTCCGCGATCCCCGCGGATGAATGGAAGTTCCGCAGTATCAAGCGGGTGTGGCTCCCGCTCTACAACGCGATCATGCTGGGCGCGGGACTCTGGGCACTCTGGTTCGGCTCGCCCATCCTCAAGCGCCTGTTTCCCGGCGAGCTGATCGACGTGGCGGGCCTGTCGCTCGCGGCGGCTGCGGCCGTCTGCCTCCTCGGCAGGGCCTTCCCGATGCTGTGGCCGGTGGAGTTCTTCGGCAAGCTGGCCATCGCGTTCCTGCTCGGCGGATACGCGGGCACAGTCGCATTCTTCCGTCAGGACCCGGACCCCTCGGGCGGTTTCGTCGTCTTCATCCTGGCGGCCGCTATTATCCCCTGCATGATCGGCGTGAGCATCATCGCGGAGGAGTGGAAAGAGCGCTACGACCTGACCCACGGCGATGCTGCGGAGAAGGGGGCATGAGCGTGTTTCAGGACCCCGTGGTGGTAGCGGCGATGATCGGTGGGGCTGTCGCCGTCATCGTCGCTGTGGTCACCCTGGTGGGCGTCCTCTCTCAGTCGAGCACCGCGCGCAAGACCGCGACCGAGGCCCGGCTGGACGCGCGCATGGATGCCGTGATTGAGCGCCAGGACGAGCAGATCAAAGCGGCCGAGGCATCGGCGGCGGCGGCGGCCAAGGCGGCGGGCGAGGCGCACACGCTCGCCACCGAGGTCAAGGCCACGGCGCACCGGCACATGCGCGCTGTCGGCAGCATCTTCCGGTCGATCCACGACCAGGTCCAGTGGCCGGACGGCCGCGGGCCGATGCTCAACCCGCAGGACATCGCGGACCTGGAGGACACCGACGCCCTGCCCCACTCGTGGGTGCGCCGCCGCGCGGTGTAGCCTGACGGCATGGAAAAGGTGCAGAGCGATCAGCGCGTGCTCGTCGTGGGCGAGTACCCCCAGCCGGACGGGAGCACCCTGGAGGTGCCGAACGACGGCGTACCCACCCAGGTGGCCAACCCCGGGCGCGCAACGCTGCGCACGGCCGTGGCCGTCGCGGTCGGCCTTCTGGCCGCCCTCCCTACCCTGAATGCGACCCTGGCCGCACTCCAGGCGTATCTGTCCGAGCAGGCCCAGGTGGTCATTCCCGCGTGGGTGTGGCTGGTGGTGAACGGCACCGCCGCGGTGCTCCTGTTCATCTCGGGCCTGGTGACCCGCCTTCTGGCTGTTACGGGCGTGAATCAGTGGGTCAAGGCCCACCTTCCCGCGCTCGCCGCGATCCCGCTCGTGGACGCCAACCGCCACCGGTAGCTGCATCCCCAGGCAGCGCGAGAGGCCCCAATCCCACCGGATTGGGGCCTCTCGTCGCGTCTGCGGGCCTTTCAGGCCTCCTGGGTACTCCTGGAGCCTCCGGGCCGTTCTAGGCGCTCAGAACGCCGCTCAGCGTATCGCGCACGTCGGCGGGCGTTCCGAGCATCCCGGCGCACCTTCGCCTTTGCTCGCTCCAGCGCCGCCTGTCGTGCGCCGTCCGATGCGTTGCACCCCATGCACGCCGGGCGAATGTTCCCCTTGGTGTATCGCCCGCCCTTCCGGCCCGGCCGCGGGTAGCGGTCCCGGGTGATCTCCGAGAAGAACAGCCGACGCCCGCAGAACGCGCACGGGGCGGTGATGCCGTCCCCGAAAACGGCGAGCAGCCAGACATTGAGCGCCCGCCGAACCTCGGCGCTGGGCACGTCGTTCTTGTTCGATCCGCGGTTCTCGCGGCGCGGGGCACCCACCTACCAGTCCAGGCTGCGCTCGCGGTGGGCCTGGATGCCGCGATCCACCTCAGCCTCCCAGCGCTCCAGGTCCGGGTTGATCTCCCCGGACCCCTCGCAGCGCCAGCAGTCCTGGTCACCGTCGCCGTGGGGGACCGTGCCGGTGCCGTCGCACTCGGGGCAGGTCATCGCCGCACCTCCAGGCCGTCAATCTCGTCCTGGATGAGCAGCGCGGCCTCGGCCATCGAGTCGGCTCGGCGCACGGCATCCCGGACGGCCAGCAGCACGCGCTTGCGCTCGCGCAGCTCCTCGGCGTGCAGCTCGCGCCTGATCTCCTCGCGCCAGTGCTGGAGGCCCAGCGCGGTCACGGCCTCGTCCTGCATCTGCCGGACACCCTGGGCGACCACCTCACGGACGGCCTCCTGCGTACGGCTCCCCACGGCGTAGTCGTCGGTCAGGTTCACCACGCGCTCCAGGTGGAGGCTCAGGTGGTAGCCGGTGGACATCGTGAACATGTCCCGCGATGTCTCCACCTTGAGGCCCGGCGCGTAGGGCGGGACGATGACGCCCGGCAGCGGCTGGACGGTGGGCAGCTCCTCGGTCATCGCGGTGCCCCGTCCGTGTCCAGCTCGCGGTGCGCCGTCTCGGGGTCCAGGTAGGCGTCGATGATGTGACGCACCCACGACGGGTCCCCCAGGTTCCAGGTGGCGTAGCGCTCGGCGGCGGCCAGCCCGGCCTCGTGGTCGATGGCGGCGGCGGGCACCTGATCGGTGGCCACGCGCTCGCCGTTTTCGGTGGGGATCGCGACCTGCTCGCCCTCGCGGACCGCGCGCCAGACGATGCGCGGGGAGCCGGTGGACCCCTGGCGCTTGAGCACCTGGCCGTCCTCGGCGCGGGCCTTGGTCACCCAGCCGGTCAGCACCAGCTCATTGCGGCGCGAGCGGACCCCCGAGGGGGTCAGGCCCATCTGGGGGAACTGGCCGCGCAGGTACGCCTCCAGCTCCTCATCCGTCATCGGCTCGTGCAGGGCGGCGCGGATGCGGCGGTAGAGCACCGCGGTGCGCTCGCGAGTCTGGAGCAGGGCGGCGTCCCAGGACGTGTCCTGGCCGTTGCGCTGCACCCTGGTCTTGGTGTCGGTCATGTGCGTGGTCCTTTCGAGGTGGCGACCCCCGACCCCAGAGGGTGAGGCCGGGGGCCATGTGGACAGGCTACACCATCCACGGTTTAGAAGTGAACTACTTTCGGCCGCGCGCCTTCGCGCGAGCACGTCGGGCGGCGCGGTTGGTGTATCGGACGGGGGCGAACTGGCCCGCCATCTCCTGCGGCGTGACGATGCGCAGCGCCTTGGTGCGCATCATCCAGTCGAACGCCTCGGCGTCGTCCTCGTCGCCCAGCTCGCGCGCCGCGTCCAGGGTGGCCTGGGTGGCCATGATCGGGTCCTGGCGCATGGCTGGGGTGATGTGCGGGACGCCGCGCACGATGGCCAGCAGGTCCTCGGCGGCGGTCATAGCTGGAACTCCACCGGGCGCACCGTGCGGCGCTGCACCTCAGCGATGAGCAGGCCGTAGGCGGCGGGGCCGTAGTCCCTGATCTCGGGCGCGTGCTCCTCGCGGTCCTCCCCGGTGACCATGCGCGGGATCGAGCCATCCGGGTCCTGCTCCACCTCGGCGGCGATGCGCTCGGCGGCGCACTCAAAGTCGTTGAGCATGTCGCGCACGACCTCGGCCACATGCTCGGGCACGTCGGCCGTCCGGCGCGGGTTCTCGTATCGCCAGATCATGTTGACGTGGCAGCCGACTTTGGCCGCGATGAACTCGGCCGAGACGCCCAGCGAATCGTGCGCCGTGCGCAGCTCCCCCGGACTCATCGCCGGACCCCTCGGAGGGCGCGGGGGGGCGGGGCCAGCGGCACCTTGCCGTTGGCGCGGGCGTGGTTGTCCACGATGTTGTTGGCGGCCAGGTTGACCACCATGCCGGTGACGATGATGGCGGGGATGATCCCGCCCCAGATCACCGCCAGGATGCCAGGGGTATCCATGTGGGTCCTCTCTCGGGGTGTTGTGTTCACACCGTACACCGAAACGCGGTTTGCAACCAAACCGGGATGGGTGTAGAGTCTCCACCATGACCGAAACACACACCACCGCAGCCACCATCGGAAACGGCACCGCCGTCCACGCTGTCATGCATGACAGCGAGTACAAGGGCATCCTGACGATGACCTACAACGGCAAGCAGTTCGCCGCCCACACGCTCTGCGGCCAGACGGCGGGGCGCAAGGGCTACCGGACCCGCCCCAATCAGGTGGCCGCCGAGGCTGTCACCTGCCGCAAGTGCATCGCGGCCCTGGCCAAGTTCGCATGAGCGCCCGCGACCGGCGCGGCCTGCGCCTCGGCCTCCTGGTCATCATCGTGGCGTCGGTGGCCCTGGCCATCATGGGCTGGAGCCTCTGGCCCCTCGGCGGCCTCATCGTCCCCGCGGTGGCCCTCTGGGTCATCCGCCCCCAGGCATGAGAAAGGCCCGGGCCATAGGACCCGGGCCGCTCTCCCGAAAGGTTGCGGGGAACCACCCCCGCCGCACACGCACCATCACCATACACCGAAAGGCATGCGCACATGACTATCACCGTTCACAACGGCATCAAGCTCCCGGACATCACGATCCTGGACAGCGGCGAGGACCGCGAGGAGTGGCTGGACGCCCGCACCCCGTTCCTGACCGCCACGGCAGTGGCCGCCATCGCCGGGAGCCACCCGTACTCCAAGCTCATCGACGTGTGGAACGAGAAGACCGACCCGGACCACCAGCGCGAGGAGCGCACCAACGCCTGGCTGGAGGAGCGCGCGGCGTTCGGCTCAGCCTCTGAACCCGAGATCATCGAGTGGGCCAGCCAGCAGGACATCACGGGCGGCCCGCGCAACCCGTTCATCCCCAACGCGGCACTGATGACCCGTACCGATCTCCTGGAGGAGTTCCCCGTGCTCCCCCCGGCATCGACGCCCGACGCCTACAAGTTCGCCCGCCCCGGCGTTCTCGTGCTCCTGGAGTGCAAGGCGACGGAATCCGACTGGCGGGCCACCGGCCTCCCGCAGCACATCTACGATCAGTGCGTCTGGCAGCTCTACACCACCGGGGCGGTGACCGTCTGGCTGGCCGTGCGCCAGGTCAAGTGGGTCGGCCGCGGGAAGAACAAGACCCCCGAGGTGGTGGACCACTACGCCCTGCCCATCCAGCAGGACCAGCGCCGCCTGGCGTTCCTGCTAGAGCGCGCCGAGGAGTTCCGCGAGAACGTGCGCGAGGGCATCGCCCCCGAGTCGGACGTGGAGCTGTCGCTGACCGCGCCCGACTTCGACGCCCCGCTGACCGAGTGGGAGGCCTACGAGGAGGCCCTGCGCCTGGACACGCTCCTGACCAAGGTGGACGAGCTGGAGGAGGAGCTGGCGGAGAAGTCCAAGGCTCTGGCCGACGCCAAGGCCGAGCTGGGTAAGGCGGTGCGCGAGTACGACGGCCGCCGCGTGTGGCTCATCGGCACGCGCCGCATCGCCAAGCTGGTGCGGTTCTGGAAGGCCGATGTGGACACCTCCCAGCTCCCCGCCGAGACGCTGCGCGAGATCACCGACTGGAAAGAGTCCAGCCGTGTGGTCATCGAGCGCAACCCCGACTGGACCGCGCCCGCGGTTCAGGACTAAACTGGACCCATCAACCACCCACCGAAAGGCAACACCATGAGCACCGAACTGGACATCTACCGAGGTTCCAGCCTGTCCGACCGCCAGACCTACGCCATGACCCTGGCGCGCGCGGTCGATATCCTCCCCAAGGCCCTGCGGAAGGTGAACCCGCAGGACCCGCAGGCGGCCCGCGAGGAGACGGCGGCCCGCGCGTTCCTCATCATGGAGACGGGCGACATGCTCGGCCTCCACCCAATGGCGGCGCTGGCGGGCGTGAACGTCATCGAGGGCAAGCCCGCCCTGTCGTCCGGCCTCATGTCGGCGGTCATCCGCTCCGCGGGGCACAAGCTGCACGTCACCGAGTCCGGCACCATCGAGGGCGGCGACTACAAGGCCACCGCCACACTGATCCGCGAGGACGACCCGGATCACCCGTTCAGCAGCACCTGGACCCCGCACCGCGCCCAGCGCGCTGGCCTCTGCAAGTACGAGGAGGGGACCAACGGCATCTGGAAGGTGACCGCCCGCAGTCAGGGCGGCGCGCCGCTCCCGTGGGAGGCGTACACCGAAAGCCTGTGCAAGTCGCGGGCCATCTCCGAGGTATCCCGCGACGGCGGTCAGGACGCGCTCCTGGGCATCCGCTACACCCCCGAGGAGCTGGAGAGCGGGGCCGAGGAGTTCGTGGGCGAGCTGACCCAGCCGACCGAGGAGCCGACCAAGCCCGCACGCAAGACCCCGGCCCGAGGCACCCAGGGCACCAAGCGCCGCGCCAAGGCCGCTCCGGTGGACATGACGCCGCCCGCCGACTCGGACGCCGCCGACCGGGACGCGGTGCGCCCCGAGGAGGAGACGCCGGGCCAGGACATCGTGGATGCCGAGCTGGTGGAGGAGCCGACGAGCGCGCAGACCGCCGAGTTCCCGCCGACGAGCGAGCAGGAGGAGGCCGAACGCGAGGAGCGCGAGGAGCGCGCCCGGATCGCCGCCGAGGCTGAGGCCAAGGTGCGCGCCGAGGATGCACAGGCCGAGAGTGCGCTGGATGCGGACGCGGAGGCGCGGAAGGCCGAGGTCAAGCCCGAGACGCTGGCCAAGCTACGCGAGGCGCGCAACCCCGACGCCAAGTCGGGCGAGTCCGAGGTGGACTACCAGCAGCGGAAGCTGCGCGAGGCCAAGGCCCAGGCGGCCGAGCACACCGCGCGGCCGTTCGTGGACACCCACGACGGGGCCACCTACGGCACCCAGGAGGAGCTGGACGCCGCGATCAAGGCCCGAGTGCAGGCCAAGGCCGCAGAGCGCGCCCAGGAGGCACAGAAGGCCGCTGGCGGCTCCTCGGCGTACCTGATGGCCCTGGCCGAGGAGCCGGGCAACTTCGAGCGCCAGGTGGCCGCCGCCGAGACGCTGGAGCAGATCAAGGACGTGTGGGACCGTGCGAACGCCGCAGACGGCGCGATGACCACGGCGCTGCGCCTGACCATCATCAAGGCCAAGGCCGCCATGTCCCCGCGCGTGGAGGACTGACCCATGACGATGCCCCCGCCGCCCGGTGCCAGCGCGCCGGGCGGCGTAGCCCTCCCGCAGCGCGGGGTGTTCGCTACCTCCGAGATCGTGCCCATGCTCCAGTACGCATCCCAGCAGATGCGGGAGAAGGGTGCCGAGTGGAAGCGCCTGCGCGAGGCTGCGAACGAGGCCAAGGCCCATGCCAAGAAGGTGCGGGCCAACCTCATCGTGGACCTGCGCACCTGGGGTAACGAGGTGACCGGCCAGCCGATCAAGACCAGCGCCGAGCGCCAGGAGTGGGCCGACGCGGACGCCGACGTGCAGCAGGCCGAGCTGAATGCCGACCTGGCTCAGACCGTCCAGATGGCCGCATACGAGGCGTACCAGGACGCGCAAGGTTACTTCGAGACGCTGCGCAACATGCTGAGCATCGAGCGCGACGAGATGAAGCGGGAGCACGGCGGCGGCTCAGGTGGCCCCTTCTGACTTCACCCCCGCGGTTCGCCGCCTGATCCTCGCGCGAGCCGGGGACGCCTGCGAGGTCTGCGGGCGTCCCGGCTACGTGGAGCTGCACCACCGGAAGTACAAGAGCCGGGGCGGCCTCGGCACCGCGGACAACGGCGTGGCACTCTGCGGCTGGGGGAACCACACCGGCCACCATGGCTGGGCGCACACGGACCCCATCGCGCACGAGTGGGGGGTGTCGCTGCACCGTTGGCAGATGCCCCTGGAGTCCCCGCTGTGGGACGACCTCGCAGGCCGGTGGGTGGCGCTCACCCCGGACGGCGGCAAGGTGCCGCTGTAGCATGAGATGGCCCCCTGGAGCAGGCAACTCAACAGGGGGCCGATGCAGTTTAGAACGCAACCCCATCATATAGGGGTTGCCCGACATTGGGACAACAACATGACGCAAGGGTGGGCATCCATCCCCCGGTGGCTCCTGTACTCGCAGGAGGTCACCCCCAAGGCCAAGCTGGTCTATCTGGTCATCCAGAGCCATACGAACGAGCAGGGCACCGCGTGGCCCTCACAGGCCACCATCGCCACCGAGTCTGGCCTGAGTCTGGCAACCGTCAAGAGGGGCCTGGAGGAGCTGCGGAAACGCGGCCTGGTCACGGCCCAGGAGCGACGGCGAAAGGACGGGGGGCAGACCTCCAGCCTGTACGCCGTAGCCATGGTGGCTCCACCTGTGGATAACGGTGTGGATAACCAACCCCCTAGCTCACAGTGAGCTACCCCCCATAGCTCACCCTGAGCTACCAAGAACGTAACCCAATCTCTAGAACGTGAATCACTCCATGGAACCGATCCGAAACTGTCGTACAGGTGGCCTGTGGATAACTTCTGGGCCGGGGGCTGCCGCCCTCCGCTGCGCTCCGGTTGCCATCGAGTAGTTGCTGGATCGACCCAGCACCCCGTACACTGGTTCACTACCAAACCAAACCGCCCTACCGAGGAGCACACCGCACATGGCACGAGTCCACCGCGTCCAGAAGTCCAACAAGCCGCACACCTGCCAGAAGGGCCACGAGATCGCCAAGGGCGAGCCGTACACCTGGGCCAAGCCCGGCTACCGTCGCCGCACGCCGATCATCCGCTGCCTGGCTCACCCGTTCCGGCCGTCCGAGCTGACGACCTCGGCACGATCCGCGCCGCTCGCAGCGCTGGAGGCGCTGGAGGACGCCGTGGAGCAGATGGACCCCACCGACGCCGGGACCCTGGAGGAGCTGGAGGCGGCCCTGGAGGTGTTCGCCGGGGCCATTCGCGAATACGCCGACGAGCGCGAGCAGGCGCTGGAGGCGTGGGAGCACGGCAACAGCCAGCTGGAGGAGCTGCGCGACCAGGCCGACGCTGCCGCCGAGGAGGCCGAGCAGATCGAGGTGGAGAGCTGGGACGAGTCCGAGCCGGACCCCAGCGAGTACGAGGACGAGGATGGCAACCCCGACGAGGGCGAGCTGGAGAACGCCCTGGACGAGTACCACGAGCGACTGACCGAGCATGTGCAGGAGCAGATCGACCGGGCGCTGGACGCGGCGCAGAGCATCGAGTTCTGACATGGCCCGCCTCCCCCGCCTCCACCGCGTCATCGGCATCTGGTCGGACGGCACACTCAAGACCCGCAACTACCTCACGCCCGAGGCCGCGCAGGAGCGCCGCGAGACGTGGGAGGCCAAGGGGGCCGCTGTGTCGGTGGACCCCAGTTACCCTGTCATCTGGCCGTCCAAGGTCGGGGATCGGTTCGATATCCCGGACATGGTGCTGAGTCGGGCCGCGTGGCACGATCTCGCCGCACGCCTCGGGATCAAGCCCCAGGCGGTCCTGGGCATCGAGGTGGGCCGCGAACACCTGACCGTGACCTACGACCCCAAGCCCGGCAAGCCCGGCACCGAGGCCCCCCGCACCTGGGTGGTCCTGATCGAGAATGAGGAGAGCTGACCATGGAGTGCAAGGCGTGCGGATCGGACGACGTGGAGGTGTACCCCGCCGAATCTGACGACGAGCGCGACGTGCTGCACTGCTACGAGTGCGGCGAGGACACGGCGGTGAGCAACTGATGGCCGGGGAAACCGTTATCACCGTGGTGGGCAACCTCACGTCCGATCCCGAGCTGCGCTACACCCAGAACGGCCTGCCGGTGGCCAACTTCACCATCGCCAGCACGCCGCGCACCCTGGACCGGCAGACGAACCAGTGGAAGGACGGCGAAGCCCTGTTCCTGCGGTGCTCGGTCTGGCGCGAGTTCGCGGAGCACGTCGCCGGGTCGCTCACCAAGGGCATGCGCGTGGTGGCCACCGGCCGCCTGCGCCAGCGCAGCTACCAGGACCGCGAGGGCAACACGCGAACCGCCATCGAGCTGGAGGTGGACGAGATCGGCCCGTCGCTGCGCTACGCCACTGCACAGGTCACCCGGGCCGCCAGCCAGAACCAGGGCCAGCCGGGCCGCCAGCAGCCCCCTGTCGCGTCCGATGAGCCGTGGAGCACCCCGGGTAGCTCCAGTGGCTCCAGCGACGCCTGGGGCGCGTTCGGGGATGACACGCCATTCTGATCCCGGATCGGCTCGCGGCCACCTACGCCTCTCTGGGGGGTGGGTGGCCGCTGGCGCTGTCCTGGGAGGGCACGCCACACCCGCAGCAGCGCCCCAGGGTCACCATGGGCGGCCGACGCACCTACCGACCCGACCAGGACGAGCAGGACGCCCTGCGGGCCATCCTGCGGGCTGGGCACCCCGGCGAGCCGCTGACGGGGAGCGTCTGCCTGTGCGCGGTCTTCTACGTGCCGGACCTGCGCACCCGCGACGTGGACAACATGATGAAGCACGTAGCGGACTCGGCCATCGGGGTCCTGTTCAAGGACGACCGCCAGGTGACCGCCTCGGCGCAGTACGAGGAGCTGGACCGCGAAAGGCCCCGCACAGTGATCCTGTACGGGGCCGACGAGCTGACGACGGTGGCGCGCTAGTCCGAGCGGCGCAGGGCATCGCGGATGGTGGGCCGGGACACCTTGGCCTCGGCCTGCACCATGTCCCAGGTGTTGCCCGCGGCGATGCGCTCGCGGATCAGCTCCCGCTGACGCTTGCGGTCGCGGTCGTTCGCATCATTGCGGGTGCGGATGCGCTCCGCGATCTTCTCAAGCTCGGTTGCCATGTGAACCAGCCTAGCAGTTTGCAACCTTACCGCGCACCATGTAGAGTCTCTACACCACCACCGAAAGGATGCCACCATGGCACGCATCGCATACGAGGACTGGAACCCCTCGCAGAAGTCACTGGACATCGTGGCCCGCGCCAACGCGGTCTGCCGCGAGTACCACGCGCAGGGCTACGACCTCACCCTGCGCCAGCTCTACTATCAGTTCGTCGCCCGGGGCTGGCTGGCCAACAACCAGCGCAACTACAAGAGCCTCGGGGCCACCATCGACAAGGCGCGCAAGGCGGGCCTGATGGACTGGAACTACATTGTGGACCGCACGCGCAACCTGCGCGGGCTGTACACCTACGAGGACCCCGCCAGCATCGTCTCCGCGATGCAGGACGACTACCACGTAGACCTCTGGGAGGGGCAGGACTTCCGCATGGAGGTCTGGGTGGAGAAGGAGGCCCTGGCGGGCGTCGTGCAGCGCGCGGCGAACACGCGCGGGGTCAACTACTTCTCATGCCGTGGATACGTCTCGCAGAGCGAGCTGCACAGCGCCGCCCGCCGTCACATCGGATACGAGCGCGGTGGCCAGTCGGTGGTCGTCGTCCACCTCGGTGACCACGACCCCTCGGGCATCGACATGACCCGCGACATGCAGGAGCGCCTGGAGCTGTACGGGGCCAGCACCGAGGTGCGCCGCATCGCACTCAACCGCGACCAGATCGACCAGTACAACCCGCCGCCCAACCCGGCCAAGCTCACCGACTCCCGCGTGGGCGGCTACATCGCCCGGTACGGGGAAAGCTCCTGGGAGCTGGACGCGCTCAACCCGGACACGCTGGCCAACCTCATCACCGACGAGATCGACCGCCACCTGAACCACGACCTGTACGACGAGCGGGTGGCCTACCGTGACGAGGGCCGGGCGCAGCTCGCCAGCATCTCCGAGCACTGGGACGCCGTGGCCGAGTACGTGGAGAGCCTGGGCTGATGGCCACCAAGAGCGGCGGTCACAACCTGAGCAAGCTGCCGAAGGCCGAGAAGGCCGAGAAGGTGGAGGAGGACCCGAACAGCTACCGCTCGCGCGCCACGCTGCCGGGGCCGTTCGGGGATGATGAACCGCCGTTCTACGGCACCCTCCAGGAGGTCCAGGAGCGCGCCGCGGTGGACGCCGAGGCGGGCATGGCCCCGGTGATCGAGTACCGCCTACCGGGCACCCCGTGGATGCTCTACCGGCCGCCCGTGCTCGTGGCCGACCTGGCTCGGCAGGGGCTGGCCCGGCAGGGCGAGAGCGGCAAGTGGGAGATATCCCCCGCAGGTCAGCGGATGATCTACGCGGCCATGGGGGTGCCTGGTGGCGCTGAGTGATGCTGAGCTTGTGGCGGTCGCGGATGCCGTCTGGCGCGAGTGGGAGGACGGCGATGGCCGGGAGACGATCCCCGAGGTTGAGGCCCGCGCGCTGCGCGCCGTGGCCGACGCGGCCGTGGCCGACTTCTCCGAGGAGCTGATGGCATGATGGCCCCCTTGATCTTCGCCCAGGACCGCCACCGGGCGCGCACCTACGCCGAGGCCCGCGGCATCCGCGCGTGGTCCTGGGCGCGCAGCGTGCGCGACATCGACGCCGCCCGAGGCCGGGACATCATTCTGGTGCCCGGCTGGGAGGTGCATCATCTGGCCCCCTACGCCGCCGAGGCGTTCGCGGCGAGCATCCGCCCGAGCGGAACCGAGCTTGCGCAACAGCGCAGTTAACCCGTAAACTGATCCCACCACGCACCCCCCGAAAGGACGGCACTCATGCCGATTGAAACCCACGAGCTTGACGCGATCAAGCAAGCCGCAGCCAACGCTGCGGTGCAGGCAACCCTGGCGCTCGGCGCTGCACCGCACGATGCGGGCAGTGTCGGAATGGCGGTACTGGAGGCCATCGACAAGGCCGCCGCCGACCCCACCGACCCCACCGACCCCCGACCCTTCGCCCCCGGCGTCCGCGTCCGCGTGAAGGCGTCCGGCGCGCCAGCCACCGTGGTGCGGGCCATCGAGGAGGCGGGAGAGGTGCATACCGTCGTTGTCAACCTGGACGGCTGGCCCGGCGAGTACCCCCTGGGACCCCATGAGCTGGAGGTGCTGGCATGATCGGCGGCCTGATCGTGGCCGTTCCCGCTGGCCCCCGTCGCTCGTGGCTCCAGCGCGCGCTGCGCCGCAAGCCGACCCTGACCCCGCGCCAGCTCGGTGCGGTCGTCTCCACCCTCCAGCAGGCCGAGGCGCGCAACATGCACGCCGACCGCGAGCGCTGCGTGGGGTGCAAGATCGCCGCGGGCGTCATGCACCACATGGGCATGGCTCACCTCCCCGCGCGGTTCGCCAAGGACAAGGACTGGATGCACCGCCACGTCGAGATGCCGGGCGCGCGCCTGTTCGCCCGCATGCTGGACCACCGGGAGGGCGAGCGATGAGCACCACCGTTGTCGTGGCCCGCGACTACCGCACGGCCAGCGAGGTGGCCGGACACCTCGGCCTCGGCCAGGACTGGCTCTACCCCCACAGCCCGGCGATGCTGCGCGGCATGGTCATCGAGAGCGTGGTGTACGTGGACGGCTGGCTGTCGTCCCCGAGCATCACCGTGGACACGGCCACCGCCGTCCAGACCCGCCTGGCCGCCGACGCCCGCGTGGTCATCGCGCGCCGGGGGCCTACCGAGCCGCCTGCGCCGATCTCAGCGCCTTTCGTGGAGCCGGTGGCCCCGGAGTCCACCCAGGGCGCTCCGAGGCCGTCACGCCACCGCAGGGGCACTCCCGCGTGGCTCCTCGTGCTCGCCGTGGCCGCATCCGCGTTCATGGGCGGCGGGGTCCTCGTCCACTACGGCCGGATCGTGGGGTGGTGGTGATGGCCAAGCGCATCCGCGTGGCGGCATCCCCCGCCCGAGTCGCTGCCCAGACGGGGCCGGTCGCAGCAGGCCAGCACCTGGCCGAGCGTATGCCCATGCCGTGGAGCGCCGAGCGCGCCAGCCGTCGTGGCCCCATCGTCGGCGGCGTGGCCGCCGCTGTCCCGCTCGCCCTGCTCGTCTGGGCCGCCCTCTCGGGGGTGCTCGGTGGGTAAGCGCGAGGCCGCGGAGGCGGCCGCCCTGGACACCGAGCTGTCCGGCATCCTCTGGAGCGCCCAGAAGGGCGACGAGGTGCCCCGCATCGTGCGGGTGCCACTCGTCAACCGCGGCAGGGCCTACGAGCTGTCCGGGGCGTGGTTCCCGGACGGCAAGACCCGTTGCGCGGTCAACCCCCGCGAACGAGTGGACGAGGCCGCCACCATCGCCAAGATGGACCGCATGGACGAGGAGCGCAACCGTGGATAGCGCGCAGGACCTCCAGCGCCTCCTGGACGAGCCAGCACCCCAGCCAGCGCCAGACCACCGGCAGATGCTCCGAGCGGTCGGCGTGGCCCTCCTGGACGCCCTCGGCCCCTACGGCGACCAGCCCGAGCTGCACATGCGGTGGCAGGGCGCGGCCGACGAGGGCCGCCGCCTCCAGGTGCAGGGCTACATCGACCTGCGCACGCTGGAGCGCAAGGTGGCCGAGCGGGTCCTGACCCTCGTGGCGACGTATGCGCGCATCGAACTGGACCCGATCCCGGGGGAGACGTTCGATGACCTCTGACATCGACCTGCGCGTGGCCCAGATGATCCGGGACGAGGTGGGGCCACTCCGCCGCCCGGACGGCCGCATAGACGCCAGCGCCGTGGCCCGCGAGGTGAGCCTGCGCGAGCTGGAGGGCCTGCCCTCGTGGATCGCTGAGCTAGACGCGCCGAGAAACGGCCTTGACCACATGGAGGGTCAGGACCAGGGCGAGGATCAGCAGCGCGACCCTGGGGACACGATGCCCGCCCAGGGCTGGCTATCGCCGCGGTATGACGGCCCGCACGTCTTCCAGTGCATGGCGTCGTGGTCGCCCTCGGGCGTCTGCTCAGACCCCGGGTGCGGATGCCCGTGCCACCACCCCGATTACACCGACGCCGGGCGGCTCCCGGCACCACGAAAGGACAGCACCATGGCACACCCCATTCCCGAGGCAGAAGTGCGCGAGAGTTTCGACCACGCGGCCGAGCGCGCGAGCACCGTGGCCCAGTTCGCCACGATGGAACCCGACCAGCGCGTGGCCGAGCTGGACCAGCGCCCCGTCCGCGAGCTGTTGGAGCTGCACCACGCCGCCTCAGCCACCGAGGCGTGGCACCGGCAGGGTGTCAAGGACGCGCAGGCCCTCTCCCGCAACATCGGGGAGATGCTGCGATTCGTCGCGGACCAGATCGACCCGCAGGCCAAGACCATGGCAGAGCAGGGGGTCATTCGATGATCTACCCCGAGAACTGGGACGAGGAGGTCCGGGCGCAGCTCGATGGCGCGACGACCCGCGTGGAGGCGCTGCGCATCGCCCTGGGCCTGGCGGTCGATGTCGAGACGGACGCCGACCGCCAGGCCCTCCAGGACCTCACCCTGGAGGCCTTCCAGCGCGTGGACACCGTGCCCCAGGGCGCGGTCGGCGTTCTGCTCCAGGTGCGTGCCGAGCGGACGCGCCAGATCGAGCGGGGCTACACCCCCGAGCACGACGACCAGCACGGCCTGACCCACCTCCTGGATGAGGCCTACGCTCGGATGAACTCCAGCAGCTCGCGGGCCAACCTGGTGGCCGTCGCCGCGCTCGTCGTGGCCGCCATCGAGTGGATCGACCGTTCCGACGCCCACCTGGCCGAGTACCCCGACGACGCCGAGCCGATCCAATGAGCGACACCTACGCCCTGCGCGTGGCCGCCGAGGTCGAGCGCTTCGAGGCCAGCGTGCGCCAGCAGCAGCTCGCCCTGGCTGAGGAGATCGCCCAGGGGCGCATCGCCGCGCACGCCAAGCACGGGCACCAGAGCATCGAGGCCGTGGGGTCCCATGTGAACCTCGGGACCGTGCTGGGGCGCTCCGACCGGCTCCTGTCGATCCTCACCGAGGAGGTGGGCGAGGTAGCCACCGAGGTGAACGACGCCGTGCTGGGCAAGTACCGCGAGCGGGAGGCGGCCGACCGCCTGCGCGCCGAGCTGGTGGACGTGCTGACCGTCGCCAGTGCCTGGGTGGCCAAGCTGGACCAGGCCAAGACGCCGCAGGAACGGGTGGGAGCGTGAGGCCCCTGCGCCGCTGGACGTTCCGACGCCGCCGAGCGGCCGATAACGACGGCACCAGGCTCTGGGGCCTCCAGGTCCACCGGCAAGGCTGGACCGCATGGCTACCCGGTGGGCTGGTCATCCAGTACCGTCGCCGCCGATGAGCCACAGGGCCACCTCCATCCCGGGGGTGGCCCTTCGCCGTACACTGAGCGCAGCGCGCGACCGGGAGCCGCGCACGAGGAGGACACTGTGGCGGGAACCACACGGCGGGACGAGCGCAAAGTAGAACTGGACCCAAGCGAGGCCCCAGAGCTTGCAGCAGCCGCACGCAAGGGCGGCGGCGGCCCTCAGCCCCCTGCCGACTTCGACCAGCCGGGGCAGGGGGGGGCGGGCGGCCGGG